CGTGACCGTCATCAAGACCGCCGGAAACGGCGGGTCCGGTGACACCATCACGGTGAAAAACGGATCCACCGCCATCACCGACGCCATCAGCATCAACATCAACGACAAGGTCATTGCTCGCGCCGCTTCCATTGACGACGCGCAAATGACGATCGCGGCCGGCGGAACCCTGAAGATCACTTGCACCAAGGCGGCGGCGGCCAACGTCGCGTGCCTCGTCATCGTCCGCGGCCTCCGGGTCGCCTAACCGCACTCAAGAAAGGAAAGGCAGACCACCATGGCCCTTCAATTGGTTCCCGCAACCGGACAGGTTCTCTTCACCACGTTCTCGGCCCTCTACCAGGGCGCTTACGCGAAGGTCCCGACGTTCTACACGGACTTCTCGACCATCATGCCCTCGAACAGCGAGACCCAGCTTTACCACTGGATCGCGCAGCTCCCCGGCATGAAGGAGTGGATCGGTGAGCGTCAGCTCAACAACGCCGTCCTTCGCAACTACTCGCTGACCAACAAGAACTACGAGGACAGCGTCAAGCTGGACAAGTTCAAGGTGGCCGACGATCAGTGGGGCGCCTTCGGTCAGACCGTCCAAGCCTTCGGCGACGCCGTGGCTCGGTGGCAGGACCAGCAGATGGCCGCGATCGTCGAGGCGAGCGCTTCCACGCTGTGCTACGACGGACAGAACTTCGTCGACACCGATCACCCGGTGTCACTGACCGACTCCTACGCGACCGGGCTCGACGGCTCGTCCACGTTCTCGAACAAGCTGGGCGGAGCCGCCTACGACTTCGAGGCCGACCCGATCGGCGCTTGGAACAAGGGCCGCGCTCAGATGGCCACCTTCGTCGGTGACGCCGGCCAGCCCCTGGGCCTGATGGCCGACACCGTCATGGTGCCCCCGAGCCTGGAACTCCAGGCCATCCGCCTGTCCCAGGCCGAGATCACCACGCAGACCTTCGCCGCCACCGGGCCCGCGAATGCCAGCATCGTGGCCGCGGCCTCGCAGTCGAACGTCAATAAGGGCAAGGTCAACTACATCGTCAACCCGTACCTGACCACCAAGGCCGCGTACGTGATGTGCTCGACCCGCCCGATCAAGCCCTTCGTGTGGCAGCTGCGCCAGGCCCCGGTGTTCACCTCGCTGGTGGATCCCACCCTGCCCAACATGTTCGTGCACCGCGAGTTCATCTACGGTGCCGAGGCCCGTGGCTGCGGCGGCTACTCGCTGCCCCAGCTCTGCGTCCGTCTCGCCGCTTCGTAATTCGTCCCCCTGGGCCTCCGGTCGTAGAGCCGGAAACGACCGGAGGCCACTCCTTCAAAACCCGGCGAGAGGTAGCACTCTGCGATGATTTACTCTGTATGCGCCGCTGATCGTTCGTCCGCTGGCCTGCCCGGTATCAACCGCGGCGGGCGTTTCTGGCCAGGAGGGGAAGCGAAGATCGTCGAGACCATCGATGCCGACGACTGCCCGCTGGTCGACAACCCGCTCCACCAGGGCAAGAAGATGCTGGACCCTGTCCGCATCGGACGCCGCAACTGGGCGCTGATTGAAGCCGACAGGACCCTGGCGATTCGCGAGGCCCCCGTGGGTTCGCGTCTGTCCATCCCCAAGGCCTCCGTGCAAGAGCAACTGCGCGAGGACAACAACGAGCTTCGCAAGCAGCTTGAGCAGCTGACCACCCGTATGGCGGCGATCGAATCCGGCCAGGCGCAGGTCGAGCAGCTGAAAGCGGAAGCCGAGAACAACGGCGTGGCCGCCATGCTGGCCGAGCAAAAGGCCGCGCGCCTCACGATTGAGCGCGACGAGCTGCTGAGGCAGGTCGAGCAGCTGACCGCGCCCCCGCCCGCGCCTCCGGTCGTCATCGCGACCGCCGAGGCCCCCACATCTTTCGAGACCACCACCGCGCCCCCGGTCGTGCCGCCGTCGTCTGACGAGTCGGCCCCGGCCGCGCCCACCGTGCCAGGCAAGCGCCGAGGCAGGGGGTAACCGGTGGCCCAGGCGCAATACTGCACGACCGCGGACCTGACCTCCTACGGGATCAGGGCCGAGGCCTTGCGCGGTATTGACGCCGACGAGCTCCAGCGCGTGATTGTGGCGTCGAGCACCGAGATCGACGGCTACCTCCGGTCCAGGTACAAGCTGCCCCTCACGCGCTGGGGATCTGACTTGTCCGCCATCTGCGCGAAGCTGGCCGTGTACACGCTCATGATGACCCGCGGGTTCAATAGCGCGCGGGCCGGTGACGAGCTGATCCGGACCAACTACGAGGACGCGATCGACAAGCTGGAATCCATCCAGCAGCAGAGCTATCACCCGGACATCGCCGACTCGACCTCGGTGACGGAGGGGGAATCGGGCATCGGTGCGCGTCCGTCCGTCATGTCGTGCGTGAGCCGCGGCTACCTGAACGACCGCGGGACCACCGGCGGCGCGTTCTCGGGGAGGTTCCGGTAATGGCCGGCGTGACCTACGACCACGGCGCGATGGCCAAGGCCCGGCGTGACTTCGAAAGCCTGCGGCTGGGCGCCTACGTGCCCCGGCTGTCTCAGCTGGTGGCCATGGGTGGGGTGAAGCTCACGATGGACTGCTTCCGCAAGCAGCAAGACCCATACGGGCGCAAGTGGCAACCGCTGGCCCGCGAGCGCACGCGCGACAAAGCGGCCCGGCTGCGAGCCGTGGCCAAGGGCAAGAAGGTGCGCGGGCAGAAGATCCTGATCGACACGTCCCGCATGCGAAACAGCACCACGGCGATCCAGCTCGGGCGCTCGGGCGGTGTTGCGATCCCCACGGGGTACGCGATCACGCACCAGAACGGCGCGCACATCGCCCCCCACTCCAGGCTGGCCAGCTACAAGAACGCCACCTATCGGGTGGGCAACCGCTTCGCGAGTGAGTCCCAGGCCAGGAAAGCACACATGGCTGGGAAGTCGATCCGGGTGGACCGCTTCCGCCGCACCTACGCCGAGGGATTCAACATCCCCCAGCGCATGATGCTGCCGTCTGCCGAGATGGGCATGCCCGCCACGTGGAACAAGATGATCAGGAGCGAGGCTAAGGGCCTGGTGCAGCGGTGGTTTCTGAAGGGAGCGCGGCAGTAATGGCCGACGATCCTACCAAACTCACCGAGCAGGTCGCGCACATCGGGGACGTGGTCAAGTACTGGCTCGACGAGCTGGTGGCCCAGAACCCCGACATTGCCGGGACCGGCCTGCCGATCACGGTTTTTGGCCCTGACGATGAAGGTGCCGACTCTGCCCCGCCGTCCGTTCAGTGGGCGCCCACGTCCGAGAGCTTGGCCCCGCCCTCCCGCCTGGGCAAGAACGGGGCACCGGGCCCGCTGTTCGTGAGGGGCATCCCGATCGCGTTCGCGCTGTTCGGCGGCCTGCCTCCCGAGGACTCGTACACCGCCGCCGAGGCCCCGTATGTCGGACCCAAGATCACCGAGATCATGTTTTCCAAGCTGGTCAACATCATCCACCGGACCGTGTCGGCCCAGTCCTATCAGGTGGACTCGGTCAACTGGTTCGCGTCTGGGCGGACGGGCATCGGCTCTCCCTGTGAGCTGGTGGTGAGCGTTCGCCTGCCCCTGGTCCGCGAGGACAACCCCACCGTGACCATCACCGGAGCAACAGCCCATGCGGAGATCGACAATGCTTGAAGCCACGCCGGAACCCGTTGCCGCTCCCGAGACCGCGCCCCTGAGCGTGTGGGCCGAGAAGGCTGGGCACCTGCCCGAGCAGCTGAAGGGCGACCGCATTCACCCGGTCCGGCACAACCTCCAGTCGTGGATCCCCCGCGCGGTGTGCGCGCTCCACAAGATGGACCTCGATTCCCCGATCACAGAGCAGACCTACAACGACGCCGCGGCGGCAGTGGCCAAGGCCGAGGCTCGATAAGGAGACCCCATGGCACTTCCTTCGGTTTCGATCAACTTCACGGACGGCGGACTCGGGGTCATCGCCTCGGGCGCAGGCAAGACCCAGCTCAACGTCGGGATCTCGCTTCTCGGCGACGTCAACACGATCCTGGTGGGCGCGAGCCCAAGCATCATCAAGCGCCAGGCCGTCGGCGGAAAGCTGTGCGATTCCTCGCACGGCAAGGCCAGCCGCAGCGGGTCTACGGTCCTGATGGTCAACGTGCCGATCAACTCGGCCGGCACCGTCAGCGCCCTGACCCAGAGCGGGACCGGCGCGGGCGCGCCGACCGGCTCGGCCAAGCCCATCTACCAGATCCTCGCCAAGTGCATGACGGGTGGGACCCTGGGAACGGCGGCCTTCCAGTTCAGCGTGAACGGCGGCGTCTACGGGGCCACGGTCACCAGCACGGCGACCAGCTTCCCGTATCGCGTGCCCGGAACCTACACGACCCTGACCTTCGCGGCGGCCACGTACCGGCTGAACGATGTCCACACCGTGACCACGGCGGGCGTCATCACCGTGACGGCTGGCGGCCCCGACACCGTCACGCAGGTGTCCAGCCCCTTGGATGACTACCGGCTGCTCGTCACCATCACCAAGGCGGGCGCGCGCGGAACGGCCGAGTTCACCTACTCGCTCGACAACGGCAGCAACACGTCGCGGGTGTACGCCACGGCGGCCAGCTTCGTGGTTCCGGGCGCCGGCATCGTGCTGGCGTTCTCGGATGCGGCCTATGTGGAGGGTGACACCTTCACAGGGACCAGCACCGGCCCGGCCTTCTCTTCCTCGGATGCCCAGGCGGCCATCGAGGTGGCACTCAAGAGCGCGTACCAATTTGAGGGCATCCACGTCGTCGGCACCCCCGCGACCGCATCCGCGGCCCTCACGCTGGCAACCATGCTCGACACCGAGGTGCAGGCGGCTGAGACCACGTACCTGCGGTTCATCTGGGGCGTGAGCGAGTGCCCGACCGCCGAGGCCGACGCCACTGTTATGGCCGCGTTCGCCAGCTTGTTGAGCAACAACGGACGGCTCGAAGTAGCCATTGGCGACGGCGACGTGCTGTCCACCGATACCGGCCTGGTGATGAAGCGCAACGCGGCCTGGCCCTACGTTTACCGACTGGCCGGCACCAAGTACAGCACGCACCCCGGGTTCGTCGAGAGCGGCAAGGGCGCGCTCAAGGGCGTGCGGGCTATCTACAACGCCTATGGCGGCGGGCCCGCGGCCGACACCTTCGACGGTTCGCGGTTCGTGACCATGCGGACCTTCCCCGGAAAGGCCGGGTACTACATCACCAACGGCAACACGATGGCGACGTCCACCAGCGACTACGCCGAGGTGCAATTCGTGCGGGTCATCAACCGCGCGGCCACCATCATTCAGGACGCCCTCACGGACTACGTGAACGGCGACTGGCGGTTGGATCCCGACACCGGCCACATCGACGATCGCGACGCCGGCCTGGTCGAGTCCAAGCTGGTCAACATGATCAAGGCCGCCATGATGGGCGAGCCCGGCGCGGCCAACGACGACATCTCGGGCGTCAACCTGTCGCTGGACCGCAGCGCCAACCTGCTGTCGACCGCGACCCTGCCCGTCACGATCGGAATCATCCCCAAGGGGTACAGCAAGTTCATCACGGCGAATCTTGGCTTCGTCAACCCGATGCTGGCCGCGTAAAGGAGCCCCATGTCTATCTATCAGCAGATTCTGAACTTCCCCGAGATCAACGGGTTTGCGCCCTCGTGGTCGTCCGTCGAGATCGCGATCGGCGGCGTCAAGAAGGTGGTGGCCTCCAAGTCCATCAACTACGACAACCCCCTGACCATCGGGAAAGGGTGGGGCACGTCGTCTCGCAAGATCATCCGCACCCGCGGTCAGCAGGACTCGACCGGGACCTGGGAGGTGTACCGCTCGGCCTGGGACATGCTCATGGCCGACGTGTTGGCCATCGGCGGGCGATTCGGCTTTGCTGAGACGGCACTCCCGATCACGGTCAGCTATGCCGAGCCCAGCAACCCGGCCATGACCGTGATGGATTCGCTGTTGGGCGTGCGGTGCCACAGCCCCAAGGTGGGCGGTAGCGAGGGAACAGACCCACTGGTGGTGTCGTTCGAACTCGACATCATGGAAATCGTCTATGGCAGCGGACGCGCTGGCCCTGGCTTCACGCAGCTTTCGCCAATCGGCGGAATCATCCCGGGCTGAGCCCGGACAACATCCCTGGAGAGGTAGCCCATGGAAAATGACCAGACACTGAGCGAGGAAGAAAAGAAGCGGCTTGAGAAGGACATCGCAGGCATTCAGACCGCGAAGGCGGAGCTGGGCCTGGCCTACAGGCCGCTGACGGTCACGATGCCGGACGAGGATGACGATGAAAAAAGCGGCGTCACTTTTGGTTTCCGGCGTCCCACCGATGCCGAGTGGTTTCGCTACCGCACGGCCGTGTTGGACCCCAACCCGCAGACCAAGGCGCGGGCCCTGCACATCATCGTTATCCCCTGCTGCATCTATCCCCCGCAGAAAGAGATTCAGTCCATCTTCGAGCGCGTGCCCGGGTTCGTGGATGTTCTTGGTGGGGAGCTTGCCGAGTTCGGCGGGCACATCAAGGCAAAAAAAGTCAAGCGGCTGTAGACGCCTGGAAGGCCTCCCGCGGGGAGCTGGGCCACACGGCGGAATGCCTGCGGGCCTGGCTTCGCGGCGAGGAGGATTCGCCTATGGCCGACGCTGGCGGATTGCTGGTGGCCGAAGCGCTATCGAACCTCGACGTGTGCGCGAAAGTCGCGGTGGCATTTGCCAAGTCCAAGAGCCGGCGGTGATGCATGGCCGGTGATGGGATCAAGTTCGTTGTCGACCTGGAGAACCGCAACAGCGGCGGGACCCCGGCCGACAAGAAGTTGAAGGACGTCGAGGACGCGGCTCACAAGGCTAACCGCGCCGTCGAGCAGGGAAGCCACGAGTTCAACGCCTTGAAGTCCAACATCTTCAGCGCCACCGTAGCCGGCCAGCTCTGGGCCAAGGGCATCGAGATGGGCGCCCAGATGGCGGTGGAGGGGATTCGTAAGGTCGGAGACGTCATCAAGGAAACGGTCAACATCGCGGCCGATGGACGGCGCGAATCCATGTCCATGATGAACTTGCTGGGCGGGAAGGTGGCAGCCGACGAAGCGCTGGCCTACATGGAAAAGTGGGGGGCGTTGAGCGAGTTCAACGACGACATGACCAAATCATGGGGGCGTGAGCTGCTGAACGCTGGATACCGCGGGCGGGAGTGGAAAGACGCCATGGCGGCAATGGCTGATGCTGCGTCGATGGCTCCTGACAAGATGGCAGGGGCCGAGGAGGCCAAGTCGTCTTTGATCAAGATCAAGAGGACCGGAAAGATAGACGCTCGTTCGCTGGGAGGGCTTGGTCTCCTTGAGGACGACGTGATGAAGGATCTTGGCGACGCCCTCGGCATGTCACCGAAGGCGATCAAGAAGGGGCTGGACGAAGGGGCGATCCCAGCGGCCAAAGCATACGACGCCGTCCTTCGCGCGCTCGAACGCAAGACCGGGAAGGGCCTCGGGGAGGCCGGCATCGCCGCCGGCAAGGGCCTAGACGCCAAGCTGACCCATTGGCGCGAGTTCCCCCAGAAGATCATGAAGGCCGTTGCCGACAGCCCCGGCATCGACAAGATCGAGAAGGCGATCGACAAGATGCTGGAGACGTTCGACCCGAGTAGCCCCAAGGGCGCCGCGATGGTCGAAGGCCTGAGCAGTTTGATGGACACGGTCGGGGACGTGCTGAACGAAACCAACTGGAAGGGGTTGGCCATGGACATCGGCGGCGTGGCCACTTCACTGGGATCCTGGATCGATCCACTGTCCAAGATCGCGAAGGGCGTGATGGCCGTGGCCGGAGCGATGGCCAAGCTACCGCAGATCGGCGCCGGAATCGGGGAGGGATTGGCCGAGGCTTTCCACTCCGACCTGCGCAACCAAGCGATCCCTGCTTCCCACGGGGCGCTGAAAAAGACCCTGGAGAAAGAACCGGGATGGGGGGAAGGCGCTGGTTCGGGGGACATCAAGGGCGCGATGGCCGAACAGGCTGCGGCCGAGATTCGTCAGGAGGAGATGCGCACCACCGTGGAGAGCGCGAACATGGCCGAGATGCGAGCAGCCCTCAGTGCGCCCAGCGGATGGGGCAAGGGACCAGAAGCGCCGGCCCCCAAGGTTGAGGCCAAGGCCGAGGTGGTGGTGCACGTGAACGGCGGCACCGGAAGCCCCAAGGAAGTGGGCGAAGCCGTCAAGGCCGGGACCGAGGAAGGGATGACCAAGGCCCTGGAGAAGGCCGCCATGCAGCGCGGGACCACAAGCGCTCGGAGGAAACGGTAAATGGCCAAGCCGAACAACGCTCGCCTTGAGCAGATCATGGCCGGATCGCACACCAGCGACGCCGGGACCTACGGCACCGGGTCGGGCGAGGCCTTGAACTTGGAAGT